CTTGAACAAATGTTAAATAGATGCATGAACGCTCACTTTAGCAGTACGCCCCTGCTTTTGTATAGCGTATGTTATAGGGCGTTTATTTTATTCACAATGCAAAGTCAAAACGGAATTATTTTAGAAGTTCAAAAGGGTATTGATAATACACCTTCTGATGTTAGAGGAAACTACTCTGACGGTTATCATACATTTAATGAATTGTATGAGTTTAGGAAAACTTACAATGCTACACTTTTTAATGAGTGGGCAAAGTTTGATATACCACAATACAATGTTCACAAATCAATTAGGCATCACGATGGAGAATATTGTTTTGGTGGTGGTTGGTTTATAGTGGTTGCAGTTTTGCCAACAGGTCAAATATCAAATCACTACGAATTAAAAGATTGGGATTTATTCAAAATACCTGCAAAGGATAGAGCATTGTTTGAGTTTGACGGTCATACGTCTGCTGATGTGGTTGCTCGGTTAAATGCCCTATAACTACCAGCTAACCGCTATGATTGATTACCAACAACATACAGAAGAAAAAGTACAGAATGTTGTACTAAAAGAAATGCTTTAGCAACTCTACAACAGTTTCTATGTTTAATTCTTTTGTAAAAAGTCCGTAAATAATTACTCCTGAAACTATTAAAGAAGGAATGACCGAATACCAATCATGTGGCTTTGCTATTCCCTTTACTTCTTCGCCGCTTTCAGTTGTTACGGTTACTTCTTTACCTTTTAAGTTGCTTAAAGCCTCAACCGCTCCAGCGGCTCCCGGAAACGCGCCCTTTAAAGCCCCACGCCCAACGGCAATTATTTTTTTAAAAATTGGTCTCATGTTTATTTATTTTATTGTTTTTTTTTAATTAAATTTGTATCAGCAGTTTTGGACTACAAATCCGTTCTGCTAAACAACAAAAAACTATCCCAAGTTTTTAAAGAGCCAGACTCCTAGTCTGGTTTTTTTTATGGCAAAACAATTAATAATTTATCTAATCCAGTATATCGGCAATCAGCGTGTGTCCAGCCTTTTGTAATTGATTTATCTTCTAAAGTAGTTATCCCTAAATCCATAAAAGCCTTTTCGTTTTTAGTCACTAAATCGTGAGCTTTGTTGCTATCAATAAAGAAAACCTTTCCGCTTTTTAATCTTACTCTTACATTATAATCACAAGCGTTTGTGCTGCCTCCAACGTGTTGGCTTAATTTTGCTGTGGCTATTCCTTTGTCAATTTGGGATTTTATGTATTCAAAAGTTCTTAACCCTCTATTATTAAATTGCCCGCCCTCGTGCCAATTATTTACAACTAAATCAACACTTTCAATGTCGGGGTATTCGGATTTTAATAACTCACAATATAATTTTTCCGCACCTATAACAAACTTTATTATGTTATCTGAAACAAACCAACACGATTTGTCACCGTATTTATTAAACACCTCTTTTGGTACAAATCTTCTAAAATCTAAATTAGCCATGATTCTTAATTAAAATGTTTTCTTTCTTTTAGTCTGTATTTCTGTTTCTGAAGGTCTCAAAAACTCTTTTTGTGTGTGTGGTTCTACATACTCTTTAGCTTTAGTCAAGTCAGCTTTTAAACTGTTTATTTCTGTTTGCATAATCTGTTTTTCAAACTTATCTGAAATAATATGTTCATCAATTTTTTTTAATATAGCTGCCGAACTCTCATCCATCTTATACTCTAACCTAGCCCAAGCCCCACCTATTAAAAACATAATGGCTAGCAATTTAATGTGAGGGCTGTTAAGATTTAAAAGTTCTGCTTTTGTGGACATAAATAAAAATTAAAGACGCTAATAATGCAGAGGCTGGAATAGTAAACCAATAGTCAATTATTGTAAACTTATAAATGCGTCAATTGCTTGTTTTATTTCTGCTCTTGTCATGGTGTTATTGTTAAATATTGGTTATTATCTATTATTGTTATTTTTGAATTTGCCGCTAAAACATAAGTGCTAACAGCGGTTGCGCTACCTAAATCATAAAGGGTATTGCTTGCACCTGGGTAATTTAATGTAAGATTAAAAGAACTAATGTTTACTACATCGTATCTTTTATTTCCTGAACGCTCCATTGTAGTCCAGTCTGTGTCTTCTGTTATAGTTGCTACAAAACAATCATAAACAGGTAACATTGTTTCTTCTGCATCCGAAGTAAAAACCCTAGTCTTAAAGATGAAATTTCCGTTATTATCTAAAACTTTATACCCAGTAGGCGTAGCTTCTTTAACATAAGTGTTATCAATTCTTTCGTGGCTAATTTTAGGGAATCCGTTGTTTTGGTTTGACTTGATTACCGTGTGTGGAATGTGTCCATCTTCATCAATAACGGGAACTCCACCAACAACGTTTGAGTCGTCATCAACATTGAATGTAGAATCAATTATTTCATCTTCATACGTTCTAACGCTGACGGCCTTAGTTCTTCTGCCTCCGCTTAAAAACGTGGTTGACTTTAATTCTTTTAGTTCACTTCTATTCATTTATAAATACTTTTAAAAACTCAAATTGTTCGAGTGATATTTCGCTTAGACTAAGTAAATAATTTTGCCCTAGCATACTTGTTTTGCTTATTTCAAACTCAAAGTTATCAAGTTCGGTAATTGCTTGTTTACACTCTAATTCTGTTTGATTATCTTTAAAAACAGGCTTGATTCCATCCGTTAAAATAGGCTCTCCTTTATCGTTTTTTTCACAGAAATTAGTTATAATTTCATTACGCGCGTCTTGGTAATTCTTAAACTTTAACTCAATCTCTTTTTTTTGTTCGACAATGTGACCTGTTAAAGCTCCGTTTATTCTTAAACCTTTTAAGCAATTAAACTTTTCGATTAAATCGTATAATTCAATGTTTTTCATTCAACAAATATAATTAATCAAATTTACTTCCACCAATTTCAGAGGCACGAAATAATGTTGTGTCTAAGATTAGTTCCCAAAACATTTTATCTCCTTTTAAAATAAGTTCGTTTAATGCGTCAAACTCTAAAGTTTCTCCCTCGTTATTTGCAAACAACGGTCTTTCATAAGGTTTAAAAGCGTTGCTATTTGTAATTCTATTTCCTTCTGAATCTAAGTAGTAAACTTTAAATTTTAACCAAACTTGTTTCTGAAATGGGTAAATTAAAATACCATCATACAGGTCTAAAACTCTTTTAATATTTGGAATTAAAGGGTGAGGATGTATTTCAATCTCTCCTTTAGTAGCTAGTCTATTTATTAATTCTTGTTTTGTCATATTTTTTAAGCTTTCATTGCCATTACATAATCTCCTGCTGCTAAAATATTTGCAGCAGTATCTACATAAATATCACCTGAGCTTAACCCAGCGTTACCTATTTGCCTTGATGAATATCTTAATATACCTGTATTAATATGTAAAGAAACACCACTAGATAATGCGTTGTGTAAAGCATTTATGGTATCAATCCTAATTCCTGTCGAACCATGAACTAATCCTACGTTCGCGCCTGTTGTGCCTGCTAATATATAATGAGTTAATGCTGCGGATACTAATATTCCAGTAGCTGTACCAGCCGAAGCATAACTGCTTTGTGAAGCATTAATTAAACAAGTATTTGCTACAGGTATAGAAGTACCTGAATAATTACCGGCGGTAATGTATGAATAAACAGCGTTCCAAAATACAGGATTAGCAGAACTACTACCATTAACACCTCTTAATTCATTAACCAAGTAGCCTGAAGCGTTGGCGTGTTCTGCGACAGAAGCTCGATTTATAGAGGTACCGCCATGACGTGAATTATACGCACCATAACTTCCATTGTAACCACCTGCTGCTAAAGCTCCTATTGAAATTGAAGAGCCGTTAGTCACAACTCCTGTAGTACCGCTAGTAGCCAACCTTCCAGAGGAATTTGTGTAAACTATTCCTGTGTTAGTTAACGAAGAATCAATTAATGCAAATTCTTTTCTTGCCGTTCCAGTAGTTATTACGCCGTAAAATTTATCAGTTAAAAACTCAACATTCCCAGCTACTGCTGTTCCTAAAGACGCACTTGTTAATCTTATAATGTTTTGAAAAGTAGCAACTCCAGTAAATGTTGGTGAAGCTAAAGGAGCTAAACTGTTGTTTTCCATATTCATTTCATTTGCCTTTACAACATTACTGTAATCAACGGCTTTAATGGTGAATATGTAAATTAAAGCTACAGGATAGCTAGAAGGAGTCCCAGAGAGAGTGAAATTACCACTAGCATCAAAACTAGATACCGATACCACAGAACCACCAGCGGTAAGCGGAGATTGTCCTGAAGGTTGCCCGTTAACAAGTGTTTCCACAATAGCATCACCACCGCTATAAAACTGGTCCAAGAGGATTGTTGAGTTTGTGGGTTTCGTGATTGTGCCTGTTGTTGAACTGATGGTCTGGAAGTATAATATCTTGTATTCATTATTCTCTAAATTTTCTATTCTAGGTTTAATAGAAGGGTCTAAAACACCACCTGAATTAACAAATAATTTTTTATTACTTCTTATTAAATTTGACATATTATTTGTAGTATTGTACGTTTAAATAATGATTTCCTGATTGTGCTTGTATAATTCTGAAATTTAATAAGTTTTGGTAACCTTCTATTGAAAAAGCACTTTCATTTGTTCTTGGTATACCATTAGAAGAAGTTACTTCTGTAGTAGGACCAACTTCTAAATATCTAGCTGCGATACCTTCAGCATCTGATTCTAATATACATAAAGCATATTTAGCATTTGTAGGTATTGTTAAAGATTTACCTCCTGAAGTATTATCTACAGTTATTCTTTCATATCCACAAGCTAATAAATTAGTTCTATTTAATTTAATTAATTCTTGTAAATATTGTTTTTCTTGATCTGACATTTTAATTATTATTATGTACAATCACATAAATCACAAATATTTGTAGCATTTTCTAAAATGTTTTCAAACTCATCTTGTGATAAGCAATTTGTAGCGTTTAATGTTAAATTATATTTTAATAAATGTTTTATATAATCACTTAATAATATTAAATTGTAATACTTAATATTATTGTTTTCCCCTATTTTAACTAAATTGTAATATTCTGAAGATTTAGTACCTAAACAGCATTTTAATCTTTGTATGATTACTTTTAATTCATCTTGTGTAATCATTTAGTTATTATTAAGGTAAAGCATCAAAAATATCTTTTAAATCTGAAAAACTCATAAATTCATATCCTGTATTAGCAGTATTTCTAACTAATAACATATCTCCAGAACTAGCAGTAGCTGGAGTATTATTACCATCTATAGTTTCATATATAAAAGATGGTCCTGCAACTAAAACTTTTCCTCCAGGATTAACTATTCCTGCTACATCATAATCAGGATATAATAAATCTAGTACTGTTATTGTTGTTGCAGAATCAACACTTATAACTTTAAAATAACCAGCTCCTTCAATAAAAATGATTACTTCAGGTACAATATTTTCAGAACTATTTAATGTAACTCTATATTCATTAGGATTTACTGTTGTAGCCCATCCCTCTATTAAAACTGTAGACCAAGATCTACCAGTTGCTCCTTGAGGACCTGTAGAACCAGTTGCTCCTGTAGCTCCTTGTGAACCAACTTCTCCACATATAGCTATATTCCAATCACTATGAGATCCAGAACCTTTAACATAATCTATTGTTACAGTTATAAAAGTTGTAGCTATAGAAGTTATAACACCTTCTAATACTTTAGTTCCATCATCTGAAGCAAATCTTATTCTTTGTCCTAAAATATAATTTAAAGAAACATTAGATACAAAATTTTTAGAACCTGTTGTTAAAAATTGAATACTTGTAGAAGTTCCAGTTACTATTGGAGTTGTACCATTTGTGCCATTAGTACCATTTGCACCTGCTACACCTTGTATCCCTTGAGGACCAGTTGGACCTGGAGGTCCTGAAAATATAGTTGTTGAATTTAAATTGTCATCACAATTACACATTATTATTTTAATTACAAGTTTTACAATTAGAATTTCTACATATTTTTGTTAAAAATTCTTTAATATTATTAAATTCTGATATGTTATAACAACTAGCAGCTCCTTTTAAAGCTTCTAACATTGTTTTAGCTATCATGTAAGTATCTATTTTATTCTTATTATTTTCTGTTATTTTATCAACAAAAACATCAACTTTATTTAAAAGTTTTGAAACACAACATTCAATATTACAATAAAAGAAATATTGTACTGTTGCAAAATATTGGTCATCATTTGGTCCAAAAAAACTATATTCAAATTTCCATAAACCATCTTCTATAGATTCTCTACCTAATTCTGATGATATATCTAATTCTATATAATAACTTGGATTTTCAGAAGCTATATTTAATTCAATATTATATTCTTCTCCTTCAGGGTCTGTAATTTTTAAATTACCATTGTTTACATCTCCTGTACCAACATTGTTTTCAGCACCATAACCACCTTGATTTGTAGTTACATCATATGCTCCTGTTGTTTCAAATATCTTTAATACTGAACAATTAGATTCTAAACACAATTTTATTTTAGGTATTAAAGCCATAGTTTAAAAAAATACCAGACTATAATATTACTTTTAACATAATACTATAATCTGGTAAATAACAAAAGGTAAAAGTATTATATTGAAATATTAGCAAAAGCTCTAGGGGTAGTTGTCATCCAACCATCCAAAATAGCTTTTAAATTAGTTCCTGCATTAGACAAACCTGTATAAGCATCTCCAGCATCAATAGCTGGAACAGCAATCATTACAGATTTATTAGCTACTGCTACAACTCCTGTAGGTGTATTTATAGAATCATTAAATTCTATGTTAATTATATCATATTTATAACGTACTTTACATTCATCACCAGAAGGTGAAGTTGTTAAAGGAGTGGTTAAAACAACAGCATTAGCTGAACCTACACCAGTTCCTGTACCTCTAATATATTTAATTTCATAATTAACACCATCAATTTCAACTTTTTCACCTGCTCTAAGAATAGATGCAATAGTCAAATCAAATGTTACTGTATCTTGACCACTTGTACCAGTAGCAACTGGTGTTATAGCAGCACTAAGAGTTAAAGCACTTGAACTAGAGTAATCTAATTGAGGGATTGGAAACAATCTACGATTTAAAACTCCTTCATATTGATAATTATAATTTTCAATACTATAAACTTGGTCATAAGTACCATTACCATAACTAAAAGCTTGAATTTGATTACAAGTTGTAGTAGTACCAAAACCAGAAGTATCATCAACTGAAACTTTAAAATATACTTTATTAGGAGTATAAGTTGTTGTAAACATTTGATTAATGTCTTTAGCTGTAATTTCTACACCATATTCTGTAGCACTAGTTACACCATATACACCAGTTCCATTACCTACAACAATTGCTGTAACTAATTTATTAAATGAACTGTTGTTTATAGAACTTGCTACAGTTGTAACAATACCAAGTTTTGTTGCAGAAGTTGGACTTGTAAAGTTAATTTTTAAAAAACTAGGTCTTTCTGAAAACAAATGTTTATCATTGTTAAACAAAATACTAAAAGTATAATTTGTTAAATCAACAAGCTCGATTGTACCAGTAGCTGTTTTACGATTATAACCTATAGACCATACTTCTCTTTTAGCAGGAGCGTATGATTCTGCTGAATAATTTATTACATTAGAACCATCTATTTTACTAGATTTCTTAACAAAAAAATCACCATCAGTATTTGTTTTACCTTCAACTATATAAATAGAAGGTTGTGTAGTGATTGTATCACCACCTGCTGGGTTTAGGGCGGTCCAATCTGAACCATATACTCCTACTTTACCAGAAGTTGTCGCTGTAATAGCAGCGTTATTTGAAGCTAATGAACTACCATCGCTTATAAAAATGTTTTTTACTTTGTGTAAATTATCCATTTAATTTGATTTAATTTAATTTATTTATAATTTATTTTAATTTATTTATTATGCTAACGTACAACCTTCATTTTTTAAAACAACCCATGCTGTTCCATTCCAACAAAGTAAAACTTCGTCATTTGCATCATTGAAAGTTATTGTTGTACCACCACTTAAACTTACTGGTGTTAAAGTACCATCTCCACCATCTACAATCATTTTAATACATTTTAATTGTCCTACAACAACACCATTAGCTAATGTTCCTGCATTTGCTCCTGTAGTTGTCCAAGCAGTGTGATAAGATGTTATATTTATTGCTCCTGCCCCACTTAAAGCTTGTTGTGCGCTAATAGGTATAAATGTACCTACATATGTACTAGTAGTATCTATAATGGTATTTGCAGTAACAACATTACTTGATGAAGATACTGAATTTAATTTTGTTATAATTTCATCTATTTTAGAAGATAAGATTTTAACATTTGGAATTAATGAACCTAAAAAATATTTAGGACTAATTTTTGATATACTCATTTTTAATTTATTCTTGTTTATTAATTATATTATTGTATGTTTGTTGTCTTTTAGACTCTATACTTTCTAAAGCTATTTCTATAGCTATATCTAATATTTCTTGATGTGTGTAAGAAGATAATTCACATGTTATATTATCATCATAATTCATTCTAACTGGTTGTTTAATATATCTATAAAAATAACGAGTTACAGTACATCCTTCTTTACATATTAATTCAATAGAAGGTAAAGTATTTCCATCAACAGTTAATCTTTTATACATTAATCTAAGTACTTTAGTATCATCTGGACCTTTAAATGGGTCATCTAATATTTTAGTTACTTCTAAATGTGTAGTAGGTCTAACCTCAACATATCTACCTTGAACTATCTCATAATCAGGATTTTCAGGTGTAGTTTCACTAGATAATGGTAGTTTTATAGAATCATTACATGTTGGACATTTTAAAAGTGCTTGTTCAGCTATTAAAAACCAATAATCTGATTCTAATAAAAAGAAAGCATTTCCATATCTTAAATTTTCATATATTGAAGCAGAATTTCCTGGAGTTGGATTTGTAAATCCAGGAACTACACTAACATCTCTTATTAACTCTTTTAAATCATCTGTTCTTTTTTGAGTTTGTTCAAAAGATTCTCTCTTGTTATTATTTATACCATATCTTTGCTTTACAAATCTATCTTGAGCTTCATTTAATAAAAGATCTATTTCTTCAGGTAAAAAATTAGGGTAATTAGAACTATCTAATTTATCTAATTTAAATTTAAAACCTATGTGAAATTCTTCTATAGTCATTATTCTTTATCTACTAAACCTTTTGATTTTTTTAATTTTGTTTGTAATGCTAATTTTATAGTTTGATTTTTAGGATTATTTATAAAAGCTACACATTCATCAATTGAGGTTGCAATTGTTTCATCCCCATAAATAAAATAGTTTTTCTTATTAATCAATAATTTCTTTTCTATCAAATCATAAATAAACATTTTAGTTGCTAAAGATTTATCTGTTAAAATTTCAAGAAAACCTTTAGGATTTTTCTTCATTTCTTGAGTTAAATACATTGAACAAATATCTTCACCTAATGTATCTACTCCTGTTTTGCCAAACATTCTTAAAGCATTCTTTTTTTCTTCTGGGCTTAAACTAAAAATTAGTTTTGTACATTCATATTCTATAGTCAAAGCTTCTAGTTCTACTTTAGCTTTAGATTCTTCATCATCAATATAAAATAAAATTCCTGGTTTATTTTTTTCTACTTCAGTTTTAGCTACATCTGAATGTGCTAATAGAACTTTATATTTAATTTGATTAATTGGATTGTCTAATGTTAATTCTGTAGTTTTAGTATTTAGTAACCTTATAGGATGTTCAACATTAAATATATTATCCCACCAAAGACTATGTTTACTTAATTCTCCTGGTTTTAAATTTAATATTGATTCATAATGTTTTTCTTCATCAGGAGTTAAACCTGTATTATGACCACCTTTATTACTAAGTTGACAACTTAATGTTGTTGTTGAATTAGGATATGATGCTATTCCAAAATAACCTGGTTTTGGATTTCTTTTAATTTTTATTGCTTTAGGACCTTCAAATTTCATACTTTTACTTACTTTTATTATTTTTATTATTTTATTAAAGTAAGGTCAGCTTTTAAACTAACCTTACTATAATATTTATTATTTTTTATGATAAACTATCAATATCTAATACTAATTGACCAGCATCAGTTGGATCTTTTAACATGATACCACATTCTGATAATGCGTGGAATTCATAACCATCTACAGGAGATGATGTAGAACCACCTTTTTTCATACCATATGGTGATGCCATACCTTCAATATAAGCTGTAGACATTTCCCTACCGTTATGGTAAACTTTCATTACATTAGACTCACCGTTAGATGTAGTTTTAAAGTTTAAGAAAGTTGCTTTATAAGATTCTACAGGTTTATTAGTTTGAGGATTAAGTTGTCTATTTCTAACAACATCATTGTAGAAAGGACATTCTTTTAATGTGATTGTATCACCATTTAAACCTTTGTAACTAACAAATTGACCACCTAATGAAAGTTCTTGACCTGAACCAGTTATAAATTTACTATCAATTAATTGGAAGTTTGAAGCACTACGTTTCATAGCTTTATCAAACTCATTCATGAATTGACGACCACAAAGAGCAACATATTGTCTAGGTCCATCTTCAGTACCATTATAAGCTAAATCATCCATGAAATCACGTATAACTTGCTCAGTAAGAGTAGTATATTTACGTTTATTCGCTGGAGCAATTTGTTCTTCAAGACCAGCACCTGAATAAATAGGATTACCACTAACACCTTTCATACCAGTAACACCATCTTTATTAACGTTACCTTTACCATAAATGTAAGCAATCTCCATTTCATCCATCCACTCAGCCCAGAATTGCCATTCTGCATATTTAACCCAAGTATAAGATACTTCTTTACCTTGAGGATTCATTAATCCTATTTTTAATACTTTGTTTTGAGCTGCTCCAGAAACTGAATACTTTTTACGGAAAGTAGTCATATAGTTTTCCATCATGAACGGAGTAGCATAAGTTGTATCACCTGCTGTACGTGAATGATCATGTTCAACTATATTAAAATCTTTAGATAATTCTTTACCTGTTTCTAACAAAGATTGAGGAACATATAATGTAGAATCTTTAGTTACTAGTTGTAAAACTAAAACAAAATCAACTCCATCAGAATAAGGTTCTTCCATCACACGCATTTGATAACGTGGGTCATCTGGTACTAAAACGTCTCCTAAAGAAAACCATTTTTCAGGAACTCCTACACGGAAAGTTGTTTGGGCAATACCTGGAGTAGAACCACCATCATTATAAGTTGATTGTGCTACTGAAATAGGTACAGCTTTTCTACTGTCACCAATAAGAGGCCAACGATAAACAATGTTATCTAAACCTTTAGTTCTACCTGTACCAGTAGTTAAGAAAGATAATGCGTTTTTATACCCATTTTGTTTAGCATAAACACGAGTTATAATTTCAGAAGCTAAAGCAGGTTCTGTTAAAAAGAAATTGCTTAAGTGACTTGCTTGAGTAAGTCCTGTGTGCCAATTTCCAGTTTGTATTTGTAAATCAAATTGCATTTGTTTAATTTTTTATTTTTAAGTTTATAATTTTTTATTTAAGGTTTTTAAATCCTGCGAAAGGATTATTTTCATCTTGTTCTTGAGTAGAACCTTTTGATATTTTATCTTTTGAATTTTTTTGTGTATTTCTCAATATATCAGAAAATTTACTATTTACTTTATTAGCAACTTGTTCTTCTAATTTTTTAATATCAAAATTATTCATGGCTTGTAAAGCAAATAATAAAGAAGCTTCATTATCTTTTTCTAAAGCTTTTTGATATTGAGTTTTGCCAGTTTTATCAACTACTGTCATAAAATCCCAAAGCTTATCTTTTATTTTAGGAGTAATTTTAAAACCTTTAATGCTTTCTTTAGACATTAAATTTTCTTTAAAATCATTCCATGTTTTTTCTTGTTCTTTTCTTTTAGCTTCTGCTTGTATTTTAGCTTCTACTACTAGATTTTCTTTTTGAACAGATTCAAATTTTTGTAATTTTGTTAAAGCTGATTTAGCTCTTTTTTCTAGAGAACCATTATCTTTCCATTCAGTAACCATATCTTGAATATCTTCATCTGATTCACCAGATAGTTTTAAAGATTCAATTACTGCTTTTTCTTGATTTGATTCATTATCTATTTTAAAATCTTCCCAAGAATTTTGATTATAATAAACATTTATAAAATCTTTAGCTTTACCACCATTTTCAGTAAATTCTATAAGCTTTTTAAAATCATCAGGTAATGAACTTACCCAATTGTTTATTCTATTTTGAGTTGTCTTATAAATTAACTTTTCAAGACCTTCTTCTGAATCTTCAAAGTCTTCATCTGAATCATCAAAATCTACTATATTCTTTTCATATAAGTTTTTAGCAAATTCTTTATATATTGAAGGTATTGTTGGGTCTGAATATTCTTCTTCATCTTCTCCTTCTAATTCATTGTTTTCAGAAACATCTTGTTTCTTACTAACTTTTTTAGAATTTTCTAAAAGCTTCTTATCAGCCTCTTTAAATCTTTTTACTTCATCATCCTCTTCAGCATCATCTATTTCTTCATCATCTTCTTTAGGTTCATTTTCTAAAGGTTCTGGTGTAAATTCACCTTTTAACAATTTAAAATTCTCAAGAGGATTTGTTAATTCTTGATTTTCTTTACTTTTACTCATGTTGTTATATTATTAATATAATGATTATTATTATATATGCAAATTATTTAATTAATTGTGTTTATGATTATATGGCTTTTTGTTATTTAGATTTATTTTGTTTTGAAGCTTTTGATCTAACTATTTGTAATTTAATCTTTTCAATTTTCTCTTTAGCAGCTAATTCTTTTTCTTTAAGTTTATTAGCTTCAGTAGCTATTTTTTCTTGTGATTCATTTTGAACTCTAATAGCTTCTATTTTTTTATTTTCAATAGATTCTTTCATTTTAAGTTCTTTCTCCTTAATAGAAATATCCTTATCATGTTTTTGTTTATCTAATGATATTTTTTGTTGTTGAAACATTAAAACAATTATCTCAAGCTGCTTTAAACAGTGATAAAGCTGATTTAAGCACTATAATAGACACTGTAATAAACGATAATCCTTCAGATATAAAAAGAATACTCCAAAAGATAATTTAGCAATTTCTATAGGGTCAGGTATCCCATCATTATCCATATCTGTAGGACCTGTCATAGACCTCATAGCATTAATTTCAGCTACCATTATTTTAGTTTGATTATTAGAATCTACTTCATATTGTTTTAATTCTCTATCTTTCTCTTTTTCTGCTAACTGCATTTGTATTTGTTTTTCTTGAGAAGCTAATGTTTGTTCTTGCATAGCTCTATCTCTTTCATATTTAGCAGCTTCTCCTCTTTGGAGTATTCTTTTTATATCTGAAGGATTATCGTTTATTACAGTGTCTATTATAGTGCTTAAATCAGCTTTATCACTGTTTAAAGCAGCTTGAGATAATTGTTTTAATGTTTCAACAACAGCTAAGTCTTTAGCATTATTAGAAACATATACATTAAATTCACTATTTTCTAATTGATATTCTGGTATATCTAATATTTCAATACCCATATCATCTAAAGCATATTGTACTTTCTTACCTTCTCTAAAAGCTATTTTAGCACATTCTATTAAAGCTGTATATACTCTCTTTTTAACTTCATCATGAGAATTAAATAAATATTCAGTTATTAAAGCTGATTGTTGTACACTACGTTCAACATTACCTACTAATTCTTTATTATCAATAGCGCCTAATCTTTGAGGACTAACACCACTAATAAATGCCATTTGTTGTTTAATATAATCTAATGTATTAATGTATTGTTGTATAGTATTAGACATACTCAAATCAATTGCTGTAAATTGATTAAATTGAGAAGTTTTACCTGTCATACTACCTTTTCTACCTTCTTCATGAGAATTTATAAAAGCAATACCCATAGCTTTTAAGTAATACATCCATTTGTCAACATCTATACCTTCACTTCTAGGTATTTGAGCCAAATCCATTACAAACTTTTTACCTTGGTCTTGAGCAAAAGCTAATTCTAATCTATAAGATATAATATTGTATAAATATTGATAAGGTTTAATTCTATCCATTAATGATACTGAAACACTATTAGTAGCATTATAAATTAAACCAACATATCCTAACTTACAATAATAAGGATTATCTAATCTTCTTCTTTGATTAACTTTAGGTTGTACATTAACATAAATATCATTACCTATTTTAACTCCTTCCCAAGCTTCATTAATCCAAAATTCTTCAACTTTAGCTGTAGGAAAAGCATCTTTAAATATTTTAATATCAAAAGATTCATCTACTATTTTTTCAATAGGTAAATCATTTTCATCTAAATAAGTTAAATAGTATAATTTTTTTAATGATTTCCATTCAACTCTACAAACTCTAATTAAATCTGAATTAAAAGCTCCAGAAGTAGCATTTACTGTAGACATAGAACCTATACCAGTATCTATTACATTATTTACAGTATCTAACACAAACCCTTGAGTATTGGTATTATTAAATCTAGAACTGTATCTTTTAGATATAGATTCTAATTCAGTTACTTGTGTAGGTTCAATATCTTCACCAAACTCATCTAATATTGTAGATACAGTTAACATTCTAACTTCTATAACTGCAATAGCATCATCTACATAATCTGTATCTCCATCTAATATAATAGTTATATTTAATGGATTACATTTCCTTAATGATACTTCTTTATTAGAAACACCTGTCCAATATATTTCTTCACCTGAAAGTAAAGCATCTTTAAATCCTCTATTAAATACTTCTTTTGTATTTAAATGTTTCTTAATATATTTTAATATTTTATTAGCTTGAGATTCTATTAAATCTGTAACATTATGTTTTTCATATTTAATAATTTCTTCAGGTGTAGGTATTTGACCAGTTTGAGGGTCAGGTTCTATTTCAGATTGTAATTTAAGTTTTAAAGCTTCTACAATTCTACTTTTAAGTTCTGATTGTTTTCTGTTAATATCATTAATACTTTCAGAAAAAATAATAAAATTATCATTTCTTTTAGTTTCTTCACCTAATAGTAAATTTAAAGGTGGAGATGATACATCATAATGTTGTAAAGTTGCTGGGAATTCATGGTCTGATAATCCTAATGGATTACAAACATATTCTAAGTCTTTAATATTAAACTTACCGTTAAATAAATCATAATTTATTTTTTTAGTATTGTTTGTATTTCTTATAGATGTAGCAGAACTGTATGACATACGTTCATAATAATCTATTGTGTCTTTTTTCCAAGATTCATTCTTTTTGGAAAATGGTAATTTTTGTATAGGTAAACTCAATTTATTTAAAATTTAAAGTTATTATTTTTATTGAATAATTTTCTAGAAAAAAATGTTTCAGTTTCTAAAAGTGTTTTAGGTTGCATTTCTAAAATTTGTAATTTGTGCATTTCTTTAGCTTGTAATATACATAACATCATTGCTATTACACGGTCAGTATTAACTTCTCTATCATAAGCTATTAATTCTTTTAATAGAGGAATTGATTTAATTGTGTGTAGGTTTAGTATTTTAGAATCATCTGGTCCAGTTCTTTCTTCATATAACCATTGGTGTAGATATATTTCACATTGGTCTTTTATACCTGAAGATGTACCATTACCTCTATTCATATGAATACCATATCCTCTAGTTACTTTCGAGTCTTTAACAATATCTTTAATTATTTGAGGTTGTTCACATAAATAATGTAAACTATTTTTCATTTCAAAATATGCTTTAAGACCTTTTAAGTTATTCTCATACAAAGCTTTAGCATTGTAGTATAAGCATAATTTTCTACATGTTTCATAAAAATCATCTGCTCTTTCTGGTCTACCAGTAAATTCTGCTACTACTTGGTCATAAGATTGATTATTACTAACAAACCTTTTATAAACTATACAAGAACCTAATGAGTCACTTGTATCAGCTTTATCTTGGTCGTAAGGGTCAATACCAATTATATATAATCCATAAGGAGGATCATCTATTGGGTCTTCCCAAATAACAACACAACCTTTTTTACTCTTTTCTTTATTTAAAGGAAAATCTATTATATCTTCTAAATCAGGGTTTAATTTAGCTTTAATTTTATTATTATCATCAAAATATAATTCTACTTTCTTTTTATCATTTCTAAGAGAAGGTGTAGTTTCTAATTTACTTAACCAATCTAACATTTCTATAGAAGCAAATACTACTGATTTATCTCTTAAAAAACCTTCTCTCCAAGTTAAAGGGAACTGAGTTATTGCACCATGATGAGCTTTAAAATCTAATCCTCCTTTAGCTTTCTCTCTATTCCACATTATATCATCTATAGCAGCTTCTTCGTTAGAATTACCATCTTTATCTATCATAAGGTGCATAAACCATTTAGATTGTTTATTTAAACAATATCCTTCCCTACCTCTAGAAGCAGTGCTGAAATAACCAACTTTAAGTTTTGGATTTTCATTATCTTCAAATTCAAGCATATTATATTTAGCAGGATTTGTAAATATCTCATAAAAATATTTACTACCAGTATCCATATCACTTGAACTACCAAACATTATACAAACACCTGAATAATTAGAACCAGCTTTAATAAGAGGTTCTGTAAATGAATAAGTATCTGTTATATTAGGAAACACACCTGCTTCATCTAATATAAGTTTAGAAGCAGATTTACCAACTGCTGCTGTAGGGTTATCTTTAAAGCTAATAGCTCTTACAGAACTTTTATAACCTTTCCATATTTTAATACCTCCAGCATCATATTGATACCTAGCTATAATATTATCCTTTAAATCAGGATTTCTTTGTTTTCTAAATTCAGTATTTTCATTTAACCAGTTTAGATTCTCTATAGTAAACTTCATAGTTTCTAAACCAAATGAAGATAAGAATGTACCTATTATTGAATTAGAACCTTTAAAGAAAGTAAATTCCCAAGCACATATGGCAGCAGCTTTATACGACCATCCTTGCCTCCTACCTTTTAGAGCTACTAAAGATTTTTGATTTTTCTCACAATATTCAACCATGTGAAAATAATCATAATCTAAATCTATAAATCTTGGAAACATTTCTGTTTTCTTACCAGTTGTTTTATCATAACCTGATATTCTACAAAAATTAAGATAAAAGAAATGATGTCCAGTAATTCTAATTCCAGAAGAATTAGTAAAACCTTTTAAACATTTGTTTTTAACATCTAACCAGAAATCTATATATTCTTGAGTATCTTCTCTTAAATGTGTATAAAATCCAGTTTCATTAAATATGTTAGCTAAATAACTAAACTCTTTAGAGTTAGTAAATTTTTCTACATATGGAACATATGGATTTATTAACTTAGTCCCCATCTTCAAAAAGTCCAATTTTTATATTACCTCTAGCTTTACCTTTAAGATCTTCTTCTGATTGTACTTTCTTTTCAAGTATAGCTAATGTTTCAAAAGCTTTACCAAGTTTCTCCATAGTAGTTAATATACTATCTTGTTTCTTTTTAGCTTCTGTAATGTCTTCACCTTCTTCAAACTCTATATTATCTAAATGGTCTTTAAGTTTAAATAAAGCAGCTCTACATGATTGTAACATAGCTTCAGATATACTTTTATTAGCTTCTTTATTTTTACTTTTTACTTCCTTTTGTTTATTCATAATATTGTTTGTGGAATCTTATGGTAACGCACCATATCCTTATGCTCTTCAGGCATACGCTTCTACTTAGTTAGCTTAGATTCCTGGTTGAAGAGCTTCTTTATACTGTAGCTCGACCCAAACAGTTTAAACCCCTTGCTTACATGGAATGTCTGAGTTTTATATCAGGGCCTTCAGTAGGGAATTTAATATTTTATATTATTTATTTATTATTATTTCTTTACAATCAATACATTGTTTTGCTGGTATAATTATTGAACCAACTTTCCAATTAGAACCATTTTTATTTATAATTTCTAAAGTATGTTCATTTACTATTACATGTTTAATATTTGAATGATTACACATTGATTATATTATTATTTTAGTATTACCAGAAGTATCTAAGTTCTCAGGAACTAATATATCAACTCTTTGAGTTCTATTATACCATTCTGAAAAGAATTGCATAGCTTCTTCTAATCCAGCTATACGTTCTTCTTGTTTCTTAATAATAGCTTCTTGATAAAGTAATGCTGAACCTATTTTAAATTGACCTTTATCATTAGTAAACTTTTCAATTATGTTTTTTTCTTCTAAAGGTTTTGAGTTATCTATTTCCATCTTTTTTATCTCTATCTTCTTTTGTCCAATATTCTATTAATTTATTTTCTTCAGGTTCATCAGTTAACATTTCTTCAATTCCTTTAAGTAATGTTCTTCTTGTAGTATCTCCATAAGACATTATAACATCAAAATTTTCATCATATATTGTTACTACATCACAACTATTATTTTGATGTAAATAAATAGTTTTAACATCTTCAGAACCATATGCTCCTTCTTCTATGTAAGTTGTTTTTCTATATCTATGACTCATTATTCTATAATATAAGCTTCTTCTTCTCTAATTGATAAATATTTTACTTCATCTAATACAACTTCAATACTTACATGTTTATTAAAGTGTACTATATCTCCTCTTTTAATCTCTTTAACTTCAGCACCTACTGATACTACTTTACCTTTACTAGGTTTATCTTCTACTTTAGGCTGAAGTATAATACCTGATTTAGTTACTTTTTCTATTGGTGTTGGATCTATTAATATTCTTTTACCTATTGCTTTCATTATTCACTTGTTGTAAGAATCTGATGTAACGCCTTACTGAATCTTTCTATAAAAACTTCATTACTTGATAATTCATTATACTCTAAATTATCTAATACTGTATGTACTAATTCATGTAAATACGTTATTTCTTTTTGTTCTTTATTTAATCCTTTTTTAATTTTAATCCTTTTGTGTGATATACTATTTTCACCCCAATTATCTTCTTTATCTACTTTAACAGGTTGAGTTACTTTATAGGTTAACCCAAATATCTTAAACTTTTTAGGGATGATTATTTCCATTATTTATATCTTTTAGATTTATAAGCAAAACCTAATATTGGTATTGACCTATTTTGTATAATATTTATTAGTTCTTTATAAGGCTTATTAACTTTATAGTAAACATTATTATAATATACTGATGAATATTTATTTATAAGTTTTTGCATATTAAAAGTATTACTTTTTGTAAGGTTATACAATAGTTAGCAACAAGCGGAGTTCGTGCATCTAATCAAGGTTGTCGCTAAATAAACCGTAATTAAATATTTTTTGCCCTCGCACTTCGGTTTTTTCA